GGTGGCTCAAGGCTGGAGACAGATGGTTGGCTGGTTCAGTGGGGTGAAGTCGGCGGTATTGATGGGTTTGTTGTATATGGCGGCATAGAGCTAACTGTTACGCTGTCAATTAGCTATGGCAATAACGACTATAACGTGTTTCCAGTTATTGAGGCAATTGACGGACTTAACATTGGCGGTAACTATGTGGCTTGGGTTTTAGACAGCGTAACTGGGAGTGGCACTAATTCAGGCATGGGGGGGTACTCGCAGCAATACAGAAAAACCGCTACCCAATTTAAAGTTGCTGTAGATGGGTCATCTGGCACCGCTTTTAGGTTTCGACTACGATGGAAAACAGAAGGATTTAAGACTCTATCGTCAGCTACAACAGGTACGGTAACAACAACAGGCTTTATTAATACCCATAATAACGTAATGGACTATAGCGTGCCAGTTGGCAATGCTATAGTTGGTTTTTATTCTGAACACTGGAATGCTACTGAGGACAGAATATGGAAAGTAAGATATGCGCCTCTAACAGAGAGTGTGGCAGGGTTTACTCTAGGGTTCGGTGCGGAAGTAGACTCAATTGACGTTAATGCCGTAGATGGAATTATGGACTACTCAGCGCCCGACGGTCATATCATATCGGGCATGTACTCTACATACCAAAGTGGCAATGACAGAATATACCGATTTAGAACAAGACCGCTTATAGACACAAGCGGATTAGGTGTTGTTGTGCTAACCAATGCGACAAACTCAGGCTGGCTAAATAACTTTGACGGCGTGCTTGATTTTACCGCTCCGCAAAACACCGTTATAACCAAAGTATCTTCATATCACAGTAATGACCACGAAGACAGACGATGGAATTTCAGCTATGCCAGAGTTAATTTGGCATAAGATTTTTAAAAGTAATAAATTATAGGAGCCACACCATGAGAACAGCAGTAATTACGCAAGAATACTTAGAAACCAAGGCCAGTGAGCTTAATGTCGATTGGCGGGTGCTAAAAGCCTTTCAAGTGGTTGAATGCCGTGGCAGTGGGTTTAACGCGGACGGTACACCTAAAGTATTATTTGAGCGCCATGTTTTTTTGCAGCGCTTAGTTGCCAATAAACAAACAAAGCTGGCAACGCAGTTACAGCGCACACGGCCTGACTTGTGCAATAGAACACCGGGTGGCTACGGTAGTTATGCCGTACAACACCAAAAGCTAGACCAAGCGGCACAATACGACCGTAGCAGCGCATTGGAAGCGTGCAGCTGGGGCATTGGCCAGGTGATGGGCTACCAGTGGCGGGTATTAGGCTATGCAAGCTTGCAGCACTTTATTAACCACATGTACGCAGGCGAGCAACAGCAGTTTGATGCCGCTATTAAGTACTTGCAAGTTAACAAGCTAATTGACGAAATGCAGCGTAAAGACTATGCAGGACTAGCAAAAGGCTACAATGGTGCAGGCTACAAAGCCAACAACTACCATGTTAAGTTGAAGGACGCAGTAGAAAAACTCGCTTAGCCCAGTTAGAGCTAAACAATTACAGTTTTATTTTACCAAGCTTAGCTAACTCAATTAATTTTGAAACCAGTCTGGCTTGTGACATGCCGTGCTTTGCGCTTAATTCTTCTATTGCAACGATAGTATCAACGCTAAGCTTAAAAGATTTTTGTTTAATTCCGCGTCGTTCGTTGCTAGCTTCGTTGATTTCTGCTCTTGACATTGCCATAGTATTACACCATAATTGTGTTAAGTGGAGTGCTAGAGGCTGCTGTAACAACCCCTAGCGTTTTGGCTTACTGCTTAATAACTATTAAGATTAGTAAGACAAGTAAAAGACTTATTGCAAACTCTGTCATTTTACTTCTCCATTTAACCGTAAGCTTCTGGCTTACACAGATAAGGCAGCCACCCTGCCTTATGTTTATTATTGTAGGTTATCCTACAATAAATTGCAAGACATTTTTAAAAAACTATTATAGATTACGCCAACATTACACCAACATAATCTTATGTAATTGTTTTAAAATTTTATTTATTAACCCTCCGAAGGCAGCGGTCACGCGTTCGAATCGCGTCAGGTGCACCACCCTAAACCAGTGCTATACAGCTTAAATAAAGGGCTTTAGCTGGTAAATAGAAATAATGTTTTGTTTGTGAATATTGCATTTTTTGCACCTAAAAGCATATAATTAAAACCAAATTACACCAAGATTACACCATGACGAAAATACCAAAGCCAATACAAAGAGGGCAATCCTATCGCATTCATCTGATGATTGACGGGCAAAGATATAGCTGCACTCGCGATACTGCTAGGGAATGTGAGCAGTGGGCCGCCAAAAAAATATTAGAAAGTAAGGCTAGCGTTAGCGTTGATAACAAATCACCTTTATCGCTAAATGCATTGATAAGCAATTACATCGATAAAGTAAGCAAAAACAAAAAAGGCGCAAAAATTGAGTACATAAAACTGCAAGCGCTGGTAAGGAATTACCCATGGCTAGTGTCACTGCGCGTTGTTGATGTGACACCACAAGACCTTACAAAGTGGCGCAATGATAGACAGCGTAATGTAAGTGATGCAACGGTATTGCGCGAAATAAGCTTGTTGCGTGCAGTGTTTAGCTATGCCGTTAAAGAGCTGTTTATTATTAACACAAACCCCTTTACCCAAGTAAGCAAGCCTAAGCAACCACCAGCACGCAAAAGGCGCATCAGTGATGACGAAATTGAGTCTGTACTATTAGCTTGCGACTATCAGCGTGGCGACAAGCCGACACAAAGCATGCACTATATAGCTTGGTCGTTTTTGTTTTGTATTGAAACGGCCATAAGGCGTGGTGAGCTGCTAAGCATTAAAACCAAGGACATACACCCAAAGCACTTTAGGTTGCATGACACCAAAAATGGCAGCAATAGAGATGTGCCTATGACCAATGCGGCTATTACAATGCTTACATGGTTGGATTTATCCGGTAACAAGATTGTACCGCTTACTGTAAATGCATTTAAGCTAGCGTGGCAGCGAGTACAAAAAAAAGCGAATTTGGTTGACTTAAACTTTCACGACACAAGGCACGAGGCTGCCAGTAGACTTGCGCTAAAATTACCCGTGCACGTGCTGGCCAAAATAACTGGACACAAAGACATTAACACACTGCAAAACACGTACTACAACCCAACAATTGCTGAACTAACCGAAATGCTAAACGCTATCCATTAGTTTTTTCGCCTGGCACCTAGTTTTTTTACTTTGCCTGTCAATATAATTTCTGCTTCGGCTGGGTCATACAGGCCCTTGCCAGTATCACCCAGGTTGTAGTCGCGTAGTTTGTTGCGCACGCATTGTGCCGACAGGCCGTATGTTGCAGCCAAGTACGACGCACTAACCAGCTTAGGCTTTGGTGCCAATTCAATGGCTATTATACGGCCACCATTTACCACGTCGCCCAGTCTTAACAACTGTGGGCTAGACGTTTCAAGTTTTATTGTAACAATGTCACCCATCACTTACTCCAACCAACTTACTAGTATTAACATTATTATGGTTAACGAACCGGTTACCAATACCATTGTTTCTACAGGTGTCATTATTCACCCCCTACAGATAAAGCTTTATCGGCAGTTAAGCTGCCATGTGTAACGGGCACGCCGTCATACACCCATTCATCACACCCACTATCAAGCACTTCATCTGGCGGCATTTCACCGCACAAGCTGCACTCAAAACTAAAGTGCGTACAGGTGCGGCAACTAGCGGTCGGCAGCTGGTTAATTTGCATTACCAGTTGTTGCAACTGTGCATCAAGCCGTTGCTTGGTGCTGTTTAATTTTTTCAAATTCATAATCTTTAATACTCCAATATTTGCCATTTTTTTCAACTTGTATTTTGTTTGGTGACCTTATGCCAACCTCATCAATTGCCATTAGCGCTTCATCTACCGACTTAGGCACCCATGGGTTTTCTAGTGCCCAACGCTTGGCCCACCACTCGCTTGCCTTTTTAAAGGCGTAGCCAAACCCTTCAAAACTTAACCATTCGTGCACGGCTTCTAAGCCACAGTTATAGGTCACACGCAAGCTAATTTTGCCGTTTTTGTCCCAACGCTTAAAAGTTACCGTGTTGACTGCCAACCACTTTTTTGGCGCCGGTTGCAGCCCATGTAGGGGCAGTGCATCGGTACATGGCCTATCAAAATGCGACGCTGCAATGTTGTTGTCGTTAACTGGGTACTCATGGCCACAGTCGGGGCACACCATTACAGATATGTGACACGCATTACCGCATTCGTCGCAATGTTTAACCAGTGTAAACCCTGTAAGTTTGGCTTTAACCTTGGGCGGCACACGCCCCTTTATTAAGTTTACAGCCCCTAAGTTGGCGGTAGTGGGGGTGTAATCCAGCCACAAGCAATCGGCTTTACCATCGGCTGTGCGCATACCACGCCCTGCTATTTGCACATACAGCACTGGTGATAGGGTAGGGCGTAGTAAGGCGATTAGGTCAATATTGGGTGCGTCAAACCCCGTGGTTAGCACTGCTACATTTACCAGGCAGCGGGTGTCACCGTGCTTGTACTGGTTAATTATGTACTTGCGCTCGGCTGCTGGGGTGTCGCCAGTTACCATGGTGGTGTTAATGCCAGCTTGTATAAATGCTGCTAGTACATTTTCGGCATGCTCAATTGTCACGCAATAAACAAGCCACTTTTTGCGGCTTGCGCCTCTAGCGATAATATCGTTAACCGTGCGTGTAATTAGGTCTGCGTCATTAACGACCCTATTAAGGTCGGACATAACATAGTCGCCCTGCGACACTCTAACGTTGGTTGTGTCGATTAACTGCGGGGTTTCATCGTCAACAACCAAGGGGGATAAATGCCCGGACTTTAGTAACTCGGTCATGCTAACTTTGGTAGCCACACCATTAAACAGTACATCCTCGCCATGATGCAGCCACACGCCATTACCCCTAAAAGGCGTTCCTGTAAAGCCAATCACACACAAGTTAGGGTTGCCGAAGCGTTTAACTTCATCAATAAAATGACGATACATACCCTTGGCGGATGAGTTAATACCATGGCATTCGTCAACTAGCAGCAGGTCAACACGCCCCAGCACGTCCGCCTTGCGGGCTATGCTACCAATGGTGGCAAATATTATTTGGCTTTGTAAGTCTTTACCACCAAGGGCAGCACTGCACACCCCTACGGGGGCTTCTGGCCACACGTTTAGCAGTTTTTCCATGTTTTGCAGGCACAGTTCACGGCTGGACACCGTCATAACTATACGGGTGGTAGGGTGCTGTGCAATACAACGCTTGCACAGCTCGGCAATTACTACCGACTTACCCGCACCTACGCACATGTCTACTATGGGGTTACCGTTGCTGTTGCGCTCAAGCCATGCGTACAGTTCTTCAATTGCACGCTCTTGGTAGGGGCGTAGTACTAGCATTGCTCCCACCCTATACCTATGTTAAGCGGTGCGTCTAGTAGCTTGCTGCTTTGGTCACCTGTTAGCACGCTTAGGCGTTGTTGCATGGCTAGGTTAGCGTCGGCTAGCGTGCGTAGGTCTTGTTGTATTTTGCGTACGCTATCGGCTTTAACTATATTGCAGCCTGCTATATCACGTAGTATTACCTCACCCTTGGTTGCTACTAGTAAGTACCGCCCATTGTCCAACCCACTAAACAACCCAGCAGGGGCGTGTTGCCCGTGTCGGGTGTTAAGGTAGTTAGTGGTTAGCTTAGCTTCCATCGCATTAAATGCGTTGATGTAGGCCTCTTTAAATTGTGCAGCCTTAGCCCCAGTAAAGCCCATGCATAAAAATGCAAAGCCGTCACGGGTTATTTCGTAGTATTTTTCTTCTCTGTAATGAATTCCAGCTTTAACCTTTCTTACGACGGCGCAAAAATGAGCCGTCGCAAAATGTGCTGAACAATCTAGGTTTTCAATAGCACGTAATACGTTTGTATGACGCTTATTAAACGTCTTGGCTATATCGAGTGAAGTTGTTTTGATTGTACCGTTGATAACGGTTACTTGAGGGATTGCGGGTATGGCTGTAGTGTTGTTAGTCATGATTGACTCCTTCGGTTTGGGTTTAAACCCATCACCAAAAGACGCCAATCTATGGGTGACGGGACGTATAAGATTGGCGTACTGGTACGAAGGAACCAGCGCATCTTTCGATGCTCCTACACGCCCCGTCATAACGACGTTGCAGTGCTGCAAGCACAAAAAAACCGCATCAAAAGAAGCAGTCTGTGCTTCTCCGTAACTTAGGACGCCAATCCTACCTGCCCAATGTGGGGCATTAGGATTAATGTAACCTATATTTATACGGTTGTCAAACATGTTAAATCCCACCTAATACTATAAATATGCTAGCAACCGCCATAAGTAGCCAGTACACACCGTAGGCTTTTAGGTTGTATGCTACTAGGCTGTTAGGGTTTAGGGCTAGCTGTAAGTCGGCTGGGGTGTGGTTTTCTTGGCATGCATCAATTGCAGCATGGTAGGCTTGCACGTGGTCGGTTATGTTAGCGTCGGTGGCTTTGGCACTGTACATTAGCTTGCGAATAGTTAGGGCGCATTGGTGTAGGCGTTCGGCTTTTACCGCTCGCTCGCTACCCGATTCTATTAAGCTAAACACCAACGCAAAAGACGACGCTATGGCTGCTATATACCCATAATTAGCAGTATGGTTAAACGCCAGCATAGTGGCCGCTAGCGACATAATAGACGACGTATACAGCGCAAGTACGCCTTGGCGTTTAAGCCGTTCGGCAGCGTTAAAGCGTGCTTTACTAGTGCGGTAGGCTAGGGTATCAAACTCTTGTAAGTCCATTTTATTCTCCAATATTAACTAAATTAACGTGTCCAGCACTAGCATTTACGTACTTATCGCCCGTGCTTGCGTGCTTGTAAAATACACGCTGCTGGCCAACATGGGTAAACTCTAAGCCCGGGAATAGCATAGGTATAAAGCGGTGCTGGCTGCAAACGGTACCTATAGTGCTGCCCACTGCACAGCTCCAACCACCGTCACGCTCGGGCGTACTGTGTATACAGGTACGGCAATTAACATTGGGCATTGGCTCGGGCAAGGCGGTTACCCCTGCATGGCAATAGGGGTGCATGCTGCACATTTTGCACTCAAACCAGTCGGGCTTATTGCTAATACCCTGCATTGGCTCGGGTGCGTATATAATGCTTTCGGCTTTGGCTATTAACTTGGTTGCATGTACAGCGTCGTACTTAATACGTTCACCGTATAGTTCATCGGTGTTTTTGTTTTTGGCTAGGTAGTAGGCACGGCTTAAACTTAACCCGTGCATATACACTTGCATTTGGTCGTAATGCATAGGCTTAGACTGTGCTACCCCTTTGCTGGTTAGTAGGGTAAAAGACTTCTCGCTATGCGTTTTAAACTCTAGCAAGTGCCACTTGGTGGGTGCGTCTTTAATGCCAATAGCAACACCATCGGCATGCCCTCTAAAGTGCCCACCATGGTAGCTAATGGCCCATTGCTGGTGGGTTATCGGGTCAAACTCGTGCACCTCAACCCCTGCATTAAGCAAGTCTTCCACCATGCGTGGTTCTTCTAAGTGCCCTGTGTTAAACAGGCGCAGCATACGCCCGCTAAACGCCTCATAGCGCACCTGCCTAAAAGACAACCACAAGTACCGCTTGCAGCTATGGCCAATGCTAGATGCACCAAGATATTGCCTTGGCGCATCACCATTGTTAGCCTCAATGCCTGCATAGATGGCTTGCACGGTGCTGTCTTGTAGGTAGGTTGCTATGTGTGCCATGTTAAGCCCCTTTGCGTTCCCACGGGCGTGCTGCGCTGGCACTAGCACCACTTGGCGGCGTAAATGCTTTTGCTACAGCCGGGCGTGCCATGGCACTGGCTTCAAAACGGCTAATCACGTTGCGGTCTTCGTACTGGCCTGATGGGTCTTTTTTGATACCTAAACGTATTTGCAGAGGTGTGTCGTGTAGCTCGCCGCTGTCGTGCACGTTGTTTTTGCCCACTGCTGCGCACAGGCTGGCTAGTTGCTCGCGCCCTATTTTTTCGGCTGTTGGGTTGTCGTTGCTTAGGGTTACGTCGTGAAATATAGTGCGCCCCGTAAAGTCACCATCTACAATTTGGAAGCACAGCGACAAGCGGGTGCCATTGCCGTTTTTGTTTTGCTTAATTTCGGACTTAATAATTTGCGCGGTGTAGTTACCAGCCGGTAGTATTTCGTAACCCTTTGGTAAGTCGCTTTCGGTGTAGCTAAAGTTTAGTGATGCCATGATGGTATTCCTCTTAAGTTAAGTTAGTTTGTTGCTGTTTGGTTTATCTTGGCTGCTATATGCGCCAAGTCGGGTAGCTCGCATGCGTCTAACGCACCAGACCTATCCTTTGCCTGGTGTTTTAAGTCAGGCTGTGTTTGTAGCCACCGTGTTGGGTTACCCTCCGCATCTTTACCCACGGCATAAAAAAACACTTCATCAAAAAAGTAAGCCAAGCCATTCGGCAGCTTACGCCCAGGTAGCATTGGCTGATAACGCAGTACACCTGCATCATCCACCAACGATTCCATTTTTGCCGTAAAGTACACATTACGGGGTAAGTCTCGGAAAGCACGTATTAGCGTTTCCATTTTTTCTTGCATGTCGCCATAGGCCATGCGTGGGTCTTTGCTAGCAGCCCTTGCCTCGTTTAGGCACACTTCGGCTATTTCGCTAATGCTGTCTAAGCATATCCACTCATAGGCCAAGCCTTCTTGTGTTTCGGTTAAGTACTGGTAAACCTCTTGCAGGTCGGCTATGGTTTTTACCTCTACCACGGGTATGTCTACACCCCGTAGTGACAGCAAGCCCGCCTCGGCAGATATAATTAGCGTGGGCGCGCCAGTGGTAGCACACAGTACGGTTTTACCCGCACCTGCCATGCCGTACACGCATAGCTTAATGCCGTTGGTAAGTGACGCTTCACGCGTGTTGGTTAGCTTAATAGCCATTGCGGTATTCTCCATTTTTTACCCAAGCATCGCCAAATACCCGGGCGGTGCCAAATACCCGAGCATCGCCAAATACCCAAGCATCGCCATCCATGCTTAGATTATCCTCTGACTGTATATAACCGCCAAGGTCACCAGCAACAACATCTGACCCAGCAATAGCAACAAGTGCTTTTATCCGCTTAAGCGTTACGCCGTCTACTTCTATTATGTCGCTGTCTAATAATTCATACTTAATAGCCATTTCGGTATTCTCCTTGGGTTTCGTTGGTTTGCGCTTCTAGCTCGTTTATGGACTCAAAGCGGCATTGGTGTTGCTTGTTTTGGCGTATAACTTGGTTTTCGTAGTCTTGCAGCAACGCATCTGCAACCTGTGGCATTACGTCGCCAACGCGCTGCTTAAGCGCCCGCAAGTGCTGGGTTTCTATGCGCACCTGCTTTAGTGCGCTTAGGTTGCCTGGCTCGCTACGCGCTACGTGCAGCAAGTCAATGGCTTGCGTTACGTAGTTACCGTGGTGTATGTCGTGCAGGGTTATCATGCTAGTTACCCCCTGCGTATGCGGTAACGCTTATGGCTGCTTTAGCGGGCTTAGTGGTTACAAACTTGGCTACCACGGGTACTAGGTCATCGCGCATGCTCTCTAGGCTGCGTAGCTCGGTTAGCGACACGTCAGCCTTAAACTTAAATGCTTTTTGTACTTGTGCCGGTAAAGTTTCCCAGGCGTTAAACAACGCATCGCTGTCTACACTGCGTGTTAGCTTGGCCGTTACTTTAATTACATAGTCTTGGCTGTTAAAAGTATTCACACCTTCGTCTTTTTCTAGCGTTAGCATGTCTAGTATTTTAGCTTCGGCTTCTAGGCGTGCTGCCTTGGCATTGTCTTCGTGCTGCTTAGCAGCCAAGTAAGCGTGCGCTAGGTCGTTTAGTAGCTTGTTGGGGTTAGCTTTAATAAATAATGCGTTCATAATGTTTACCTCGTTTAAGTTAAGTTTTACCAACCTTGGCTAAATGGAGTGTGCCTGTGTTGATAAAGTAATAGTAAAACATATTTAACATTAAGTAAAGAAAAAGTTAAATAAATTTAACAATAAATGTAAAATATTTTTATTTTTGGGGTAAAACTGGCTTATGCTATGATGTCTGCATGATTTAACGGGGGTAAACCATGGACTTAAATGTTGCTATATCGTATAAAGGCAGTGCGCTAGACGCTGGGCAAATGGACGTATATATTGCGTCTAGCAGCATGATAGCGTTTACCGAGTTTATTGTAGAGGCCAGCAAGTGCACTTATGGCGATAACGCCAAAACCAAAGCCAATGTGTCTGGCTTTGAGCAAGGGTCGTTTGTAACCCACTTAACGGTGAGTGTAGGCTTGGCCGCTACATTGTTTACAACCATTGATGCAGGCGCATTGTGGGCAACCGTAAAGCAAGCGTTGGACCTATGGATACACCTACAAGGCGAGCCCCCTACGCAAATACTAAACCAAAGCAATAACCAAGTG